CAACTAGCCCAGTTAAACATAATACGGGTCACTAGCTCAGGCGGTAGAGCACTTGACTTTTAATCAAGGTGTCGCGGGTTCGAGTCCCGCGTGACTCATTCTTGTATAATGCAGAAAAACAGCGGAAATTCCAGTGTTTGAGGAGTTTCCGCTGTTTTATTTTGCTCTGAAAAGTAACCGAAAGTAACCGATTGTAAATGTCTCAAATGCGCCTCAAAAGGGTATATCTGAGGTAAGGATGTCTCAAAAGTGTCTCAGAAGTTCAACGCCTGCTCCACAGCAGTTTTCACATCTTCTTTTTCGGCCAGTACGTGGTTGTAAACTTCAATTACCATCTTCTCAGTGTCGCCCATCAGCTCTGCGATGCGCTTTATGGAAATGGTAGGTATCTGATAACAGAGAGTGGTGCAGTAGTTGTGCCGGAAGATATGGGCGGTCAGTGTTGGAGCATTCATTTTCTCCTGTATCTGTTCCCACATGCGCCGGTAGCTGCTCTTTGTCATGTACCGGGCGCTTCCGGTCCGGAACAGCTGCTCTCCACGGAGCGACTTGCAATATTTCTTCAGGAACGGCAGGACCTTTGAAGGAATAGGAACCTCCCGGATGCCGTTCTCCGTCTTTGTGGATTTAATATACGGCTCGTTTTCGTCGAAGGCAAGGGATTTATTAACCCGGAGGATATTTGCCTTAAAATCGAAATCAAAGATAGTAAGCGCCAAAACCTCGCCTCGCCGGAGCCCACATCCGTACAAGATATAAACGAATGCTTTTTCGCGGTCAGAAAACTTCGCAGAGAATACCGCCTGACGCTCTGAGTCGGTCAGAGGGCGTTTTTTTGACTTTCGGCGGGATTTTGCCCGTACACCGTCAAAAATCTCATCGTAGAGCCCGGCAGGGAGATATTTATCCGTGATGGCAGCCTTTACCACTTGCTTTAATGTCATAAGTAACTGTTCCTGAATACGTGGCTTGCCGTTTGCATCGTTGATAGCCAGCAGGACATGAGTCTTTGTAATGTCAGAGATAAGGACGTTCTTAATGCCGTCCAGGTGCTTTTCGATGATGTTACGGTACATGGCAGCAGTATTCTTTTCCACGTTTGCTTTGTAGGTATCCAACCACAGACAGGCATATTCCGGTACCGTGTATCCGGTAGGCTTTACGAAAGAGCGGTTTTCCACCTGCTCCTTGAGTTCCCGGACCATATCCTCCAGATGCTTGCTGGACTTATCGGACCGGAGCGTGGCGCGGTGTTTTGTGCCATTGGCATTATAGGTACCGTCCCAGATTTTTGTTTGAAAGTACCCGTCTTTGCCCCGGGTGTACTTTGCCTTTGCCATTGTATCAGTCCTCCTTCTTAAAAATGGGTATAAAAAGAACAGATGGTCTCTTGCCATCTGTCACCGAAAATGATACAATGTGCTTGGTGGGATGCATCTTTTTCGGAAGGTGTATCAGGGTAGCCCTCGGTGTTAGCGCACCGGGGGTTTTATATATTACATTGATTCCTCAAAAGTAGGAATCAATGTAGACATAATCGAAACAAATGTTTTAAAGTATTCGTTGGTTTCAAATTGCAATTGATTTTGTTGTAAAATCGGCAGTACAGGGAGCGGCGTATTCTGAGAGAACAGAACAGGCTTATTTTTTATAATATCTGTGGCAAGCAAATATTCAGCCTCCTCAACAAAAGCAGCCATATTGATTTCCCCCATGAAAAACTTTGAAAAAAATTGTAAACGGTTTTTTATGACAGATTCGATTTCTTCCTTGGAAACAGGAATCATAACAGGTATTCCATCCATAACGCGTTGCAGTATTCTTTTTTCTAGTTCTTTGTTGTACACAACACCAGGTATTTCACGGCGAAAATAAATAGTCCATACGGTACTGAGAATGGCACAGTCACATTGCGCATAAGCATTGGAACTGATAAGTTCTAATGAGCCTGCATAGAATATAGGGTAGACACATATAGAAAAAGCGATTTTTTCTGCAGTACCCCAATGGGATGTATAAATGCCCCATTCTTTCGCTAGCTTCTTTTCAGCAGCCTTGTATTTAAAGTAGTTAATAATATTTTTAAACATAACCATACACCGCCTTTCACTTCATTTCCAAAACGCCAATACAAGGTTCGAAATAGATTATGTAGTTATCTATAGTAGTATAGAGCCCATATTTTGTTCGGTACGCTTCAAGAGCTTCGTTTAAAAATTCTTCCGTTACTCCTAAAAACTCTGCAGTTTCATGCAAAGACTTGCAACCTCGCTTATACGCAAGAATAATTCCTTGCAAACCTATCATCTTATTGTAGGCCCAGAAACGTGCATGCTGCTCTTGCTTGAAATCAGAAAGACTGCGCTGTTCTAAAATGTTACCATAACTAGTCTTAACATGACCTATTTCTTCAGCAAGCACACAAGCCTTCTGAACAGTAGGCATGTCTCTACGAATAGCAATGCGGTTACCTTTTATTCTTCCATCATATGCCAGGAGAATTTTTTCTTTAACGATCAAACCCGCATCTGTAGCTTCTGTCAATAATTCCGTGTATTCCAAATAATCACCTTTCCTAGAAATTCTCATCGTTCATTATATCATTGTCATGCAACTTCTCTTCGCTAGATGCGTTTATGTCAGTACGTTCGTGCGCTGCATTAAGTAAAGCGTCTTCTTCGAAAGTACGCGGATGCACTTTCTTAACAAGCTCCATATTTGCAATAGCCATATCCTGCCCAATGTCGCTTAATGATTCAAAGAGTTCGATTACTTGTCTCAATTTCCCATAAAGAGTAAAATTTTCGATATCTCTGCCACGCAAAGTATTTAGGTCTGTATTAAAAAAATCTGCAATTCTTTCTTCGGTTTCAAAATCAGGCTCACGCTTGCCCGCTTCGTACATGGCGATACGTGACGCAGATACACCCAATCTTTCTGCCAGCTCACTCTGCGACAGGTGTTCTCTCATACGAAAATACTTTAACATATCTTTAAATTCTGACATCTTTATCACCTTCCTTTTCCGTGTATATTGATTATTACACATATCGTGAAAAAAATCAAGAAAAAAATTCACAAAACGTGTTGACAAGCACTCACGATTCGTGTATATTACAAGTGTAATCACGAAACGTGAGCGAAAGGAGGAAAAAAGATTGGAAGAAATGAACGCAAAAGAAATAGGGAAAAAGCTGGTAAATTTGCGCGGACCAAAAACCCAAGAAGAGGTAGCCCGTGCATTAGGATTAAGTATCTCCGCCTTGTCAATGTATGAAAGGGGAGAGAGGATACCTAGAGATAATATAAAAATCCGCATTGCGAATTATTACAAGAAACCAATTCATAAAATTTTTTTTGATTAAAATACTCACGAAACGTGAGTATTTTGCAAAAGGAGCGTGATTTATGCAATATCCAATTCGACACCAGCATAGGAGGGAGAGTGAGAAAATGGTCTTAGTCGTAGACGAAGGGGTTCAGGGGAAGGCAGAAGAAATTTCCGACTTAAGCGAACTGAAAGAAAAGGTAAACGAATTACTGGATGAGCAGGTAATGGGAGTAAAAATATTGAGAAGAGCCAAAGACAGTGGCCCTTCCCAAGCTAAACCGAATGAGACGAATTACATCAACTGAAAATATTTTCTCTGATGTATGTCCATTGTTTTTCGGATAACCAGCCTTGATAGTTATTTTTTACTTCAATAACAATCAGTCGGTCATTTCCGTCAAGATGAGGAGTAATCTTATCCGAAACCTGCTGAACGGAGAGGTTGGATTTTATCAGATAAGAAGACTTCCAGTAACTACACCAAACACCGGTGGAAGCTCCTTTAATAGCTTCGATAACTTCATCGTAATTCTGACCGGTACTGTTAAGGTCGTAAGTAATCATATAGACAGCCATAATGAATCTCCTTTCTTTAGTACTCAGCTCTGGCGGGAGCCTGTACCTAAAGTATAGGAAAGATATTAGGGAAAGTCAATCAAGGAGGAAACATGGAATACCCAAAACAAATTATGAAAATGCAGGAACTCAGCAAAATGGGGTTCCCAGTGGAGTTCCTGCAGATAGCGTACTTAACCAAGGGGCAAACCTTCGCACAGAAGATGGACCCGACAAAAAAGAACAGCCCGATTATATTTGAGACTGCCGGTTTTGAAGAGTGGCGCATGCGCCGCCTGATGGCAGAAAACAAGGCGCTGCCAAGATAGGAGGAACACATGAAGAAGATTAACAGAGCAGTATGCGGTACCGTGGCGGTACTAGGAGTAATTGTAGCACTTGCCGGACTTGTGCTTTGTATGTGCGAGACACCTGAGTTTGCAAATCAGCTCCGGAACATGCTTCTCGGCCTGGTACTTATTGCCGGCGGTTCTCTGATGGCTTATGCCGGCGGAGCAGGACACTGGCAGGAGGGACCGTATGCCGAATTATGAGGAAGCAGTATCCTTTTCGGGTACAACACCACCGGAGGATGCAAAGGAAATCGACAGAAGGCGTGACCCGGTACTGGGCACAGTGATTTACTACAAGGCGCCAAAGAGCGGGACCATCTATTATGCCACAAGCAAAGGATTAAAGTTTGCGGAAAAAATGGAGAAAGCCATACGGCGCCAGAAGACAAAAAAATAACACCAAAGCAGTGGGGACTACTTTGGTGCCGCTACCTATACGGTAACTAAATCTGACTGTAACGTAGATTTAGTATACCACAGGAAGCAGGAAAAATCAAGAAAAAACGTGAGGCGGATACGCCTCTTCGAAACATTCTAAATCATATTAAAGTTAGCAACAAGGTGGTGGTATACGTTGGCATACAGAGTGCTCTCGTGGCATTTTGAGGAATCCATAGAGAGAGAAATAAAGTGGGAAGGCAAGTATGGAGCTAAGGGAGAGAAGAGAGCTAAGCGAAAGAAAGCTACCCCGGAGCAGATAAAGAGGCAGAACCAACACAACAGGATTAAGTATATGCGCCGGCTTATCAAGAGGAATTTCCACAAGGGAGATTACTGGTGCACGCTGAAATATCCAAAGGGCACCAGGAAAACCACGGCGGAATACAAAAAGGACATAGCAGCATTTATTACCCGCTGCAGGCGCTGGTGGCAAAAGAGGGGTTCGTCGTTCAAATTCATATACCGCCTGGAGGTAGGCAAACGAGGCGGCGTACATATCCACATGATATGCAACCGTTTGGAACCGGAGAAGGGACAACCGGACACAGACGAACTGCTGCAGAAAGCGTGGCAATATGGCCGCATCAATTTCGAAAGCCTATACGAGGCAGGCGGGTACCAGGCGTTGGCAGAGTACATTGTAAAAGAAGTCGAGGACGACAAGCAGCTCTCCATGTTCGACATGGAAGAGCGTAAAGAATATCGTAAATTTTCCTCTTCCCGAAATCTCATCCGGCCGGAACCGGAAATCAAAGAGTATAAACGCCGTACCGTAAAAAGTATTGCGCTGGATCCGCCGGATGCGACACCGGGCTTTTGGGTGGATAAGGACTCCATAAGGCAGGGAATCAATCCGTATACCGGATTAAGCTACTGTCATTATATAGAGTACAGAATAAAGCCGCCATGGGAAGGAGGGTAAATGAAGCAGGTAAATATTTATGTACAGACATCCTTCCGTAGGCCCAGAAAGGGAAGCGGATGGATAGGATACGTCCTGGAGACACAGGGCAGAAGTGGACCGATAACGCTGACAAACTTTATACAGCTGGAGGAAGCCACAAGGCATCAGGCAGAGCTGCTATCCGTAAGCAAAGCGCTGGAACGGATGGTAATGCCGAGCGAAATTACAATATTCACGGATTCGCTCTACGTAGCCAGCGGATTAAACAGTTGGGTGGAGCAGTGGCAGCAGAACAACTGGCAGAGCGCCCGGGGAGTTCCGGTATTGTACCGGGAGGAATGGGAGCGACTGCTAGAACTCATAAAGCCGCATATTGTCACTGTAAAGAATGAAGAACACGAATACAGCGGATGGTTCAAAACAGAGTTATCACGCCGGGAGTAAATTGCACCGGTGCAACAGAAAGGAGCTTTTATTATGTTTGATAAATTCGGAGAATTTGACAGCGTAGAAGAATTAAACGAGGCAGCTGCGGGACAGCTGGCGCAGGGAGACACAGAAGCGATTTATCTTCTGGCAGCAGAGAACGGCATCCAGAGAGTGGACGCTGAGGATTATATCGACGGAATGGTACCGGAGCTTGCGTCCGTAATGATGGCGGCATTCGGTAAGCTGGAAACGGAAGCGCAGGAGCTGAAGGTCAAGGATATCATGGCAGACTGGACAGATTATATCAAACAGTGCTGCATCAACGAGGAAATGGCAAGAGCGGTCCGTAAGAAGGGAAAGAGTTTAAAGGGGTGCATCGCAGAGCTGTTAAAGTGGAGTTTCAGAAACCAAAGGGATATCGATGCAGACATCTTAAAGGCCTGCAATATTAAAGCAGGTAAGGTAACACTGGGTATTCCTGGCATGGGTACCGCAAAGAAGATTATCAAAGAGTACTACCTGGGAAAGTAGGTGCGGTATGAAAAAGAAAGAATTGCTGGCAATGCGCCCGCTTCCGGCCACAGAGATAATGCTGCGCACTGCCAGGGAAAACCCTATCAAGACCACACGGGAAACGAGAAGAACCAGCTGGGGCGCAACTTGCACCAGTGACAACAGTAGGAGCACGTACTCGAGATATTTTAGAGCGGTTGTGGAGAATGACATATTGAAGGTGGCAGTATTCGACCAGAAATCACTACAGGCCGGCAGCACAAATCCAGACTATGAAGTGTACTGCGACCACGAAAATGGAGAGTTTATCACTTATGATACCACAGAAGGTAAGTGGAGAGAGGCCAAAATTGATAATTTTGACTACCCGGGGATAAACTGGACTTCTACGAGCTTTCATTGGCAGCAGGATTCTGACAGGGCACTGGTAAACGAATATTTCTGCACCGGTACCAACAGAGACATACAGGCGGCAGTACTGGACTTTCAGGCAACTGTAAGAAAAGAACAACTGAGAAAAAAGCACCGTTCGGAAATTGAATCCATTGACGAAGTGATGCGGGAGGTACCGGAGTTGCCAAAGGGCTTTGATGAGTGGGTGGCAAAGAACTGCTTTCCGGAAACTATGTTTTATGAGCCGGAAAGCGCCTGCAAGGGCGGCAGATGGCAGAAGATGTACTGTACACACTGCCGAAAGTGGATGGATACACTTTCCTGGCCGAACAGACCAGAGCATAACAAAGAGGGCAAGTGTCCGAAGTGCGGGGCACCGATTACCTACAAGTCATGGAATAAGCAGAAGTATGTTTTTGATGAAGCTTACGTGGGAGTACTGCAGAGACTAGCAGATGATTCCGGATGGATTATCAGAACCTTTCATGCCCGTATGAAACGGGAACACAGCAAAGGCTGGGAGCAGTACGAAATGTTTGCATATGAGGAACAGAGGGCAAGGCTGGACGATGCCTTCCGAGAAGTAGAACACTTTATATACGGCGAATACAAAAATACCGGAGTGAGGCGCTGGTGTCATGAAGCATATCACAGAGACGGAGGTTATTACGGTTATTACAGTAATCCTAGCGTCGGAAGTCTGATTATGTATACGCCGAATCTCAAGAGAGAACTTCGGAAGGAAGCGTTCTGCCGAGTAAATCTCAAAAAGATATTCCGCGGGGGAGAACGTAGAAGAGTAGAACCGGTAAAACTCCTCCGGAAGTTGCACCAGCACCCGTACGTGGAATATTTACAGAAAAGCGGCTTAAATACACTGACGGAAGAGATTTTCCACAATGTCGAACGGTCGGAGCTGTTTGACGGTAGCAAGAAGCGCATCCACGAGGTTCTGAAGCTGGACAAGCAGAGATTCCAGAGACTTATTCAGTGGGACGGCGGCAGTGAGATATTACGGACTCTGCAATATGAGCAGAGAACCGGTCAGAAGATAACGGAACATAATATCGAGTTTATCAAGAAAAACAAAATCCATGTAAACTCCGTACTGGCAGAGACAGAGCGTACCGGCATGAACCTGCAGAGAACACTCAACTATTTGGAACACCAGATGGAGCTTACCGGGCAGGACTGGGACGGCATATTCCGGCACTACAGAGACTATCTGGATATGGCAGCAGTATTTGACATGGATATTACAGACGAAATCGTATGCCGGCAGCCTCATCTGATGGAATATCACGACAGATACTTAGAGCGTAAGAACCGGGCAAAGAACAAAACCAGGGATAAAGAAGTGGATATAAAATATCCGGATATCAAAAAGAATCTGAAGAAAAACTCCGCCCGATTTGAGTTCAAAACCGAGGAATTTGTAATTGTGGTACCGCGCTGCGCATCAGATATAACCAAAGAGGGAAGAAAACAGCACCATTGCGTCGGAGCTACAGACATATACATAAGCCGAATGAATGTGGAAGACAGGTTTATTTTGTTCCTGCGTAAGGCAGAAACGCCAAAAATCCCGTATTACACGCTGGAGGTTACCTGGGACGGAGAAATCAAGCAGTTCTATGCAGCATATGACCGACAGCCGGACAGAGAGAAAATAAAAGCGGTACTGGCAGAGTTTACAAAAGCGGTACAGGAAAGGGAAAAGGAACTGCTAAAGAAACTGCAGGAATGCGAGAAGCGGGACGGTACAAAATTAAAGAGAATCGGCACGGAATATGTAATGACGCCGGTCGCATAAGGAGGAAGCATGGAAGAATTAACAAGGGTTACGACCTATCAGCAATATAAACAGGCAATGGACACGGAGCTCCGCAGAACCACGGAAGGCTTTGTGCGTATCGGCTATCTCTTAAAGATGGCAAGAGACACGGACATTCTGAGAGAGTCCGGCTATAGCAGCGTAGTGGAATTTGCACAGAAGGAATACAACATTGACAAAACACAGGTGTCGAGATTTATCCACATCAACGACAGATTCTCCGAGGGCGGTTATTCCGACCGCCTCTTGGAACAGTACCAGGATTTCGGATATGCGAAGCTTACGATTATGCTTCAGCTTCCGGACGAGCTTAACGAAGTCTTAACACCGGACTACAGCAAAGCAGAGATTCAGACATTGAAGGAAGAATACGATGCAGAGCAGAAGATAACCGACCTCGAAGTAATGATGGAGGGACAGGAACCGGTGCAGGCCGCCATGGATTCTACCATTGCCAAGGCGCTGCATCAGCTGTTCAAGGATAATCCGGAAAAGTACGTGGAAATCCATAAGAACATTGGAGGCGGCCTGGCAGCAGTCGTGGAAGCACTGGCACCATCCGGAAACATGATTTATAACGTACGCCTGCAGGGCATCGGCAGAATCGCAATTTCCCTGCATGAAGACTCTGATACAGTAGACCTGGTAAACCTCAGAGACGGGGAACTGGAAAAGGTACCGTGGGCAGAAGTCATGGAAGCATTGAAAAACATGATAAATACTCTGCAGGAACCGGAATTTAACTGGGAACAGATTTACGGCGAAGCATTCCCGGCAAAACAGCCGGAAAAACCGGAAGTTGCACCGGTGCAACAGGAAAAACCTGCAGAGAAGCCGGCGCCACGCAAGGAAAGCAAGGTAGTAAAGGCAAAGGAACCGAAGCCGGAGCCAAAGCCGGAACCGGTGGAGACAGAGCCGGAAGTTATCGCTGAGGAAGATATCGAGGTAGTGGAAGATGCGGAAACCCGTATTCCGACACTGGCGGAGGCGGTGCCAGAGGAAGACAAAAAGAAGACCATAGCAGGACTTAAAGCAGGCATCACGTCTGCGCTTCACAATATACCGCGCTACATGGCAGCCGGTAACTGGGCCAAAGTCGGGGAAATGCTTATGGATGCCAAGTGGAGAGTAGACAAGATTCAGGAATTGGAGGGAAAGTAGCATGAGAGTATATATCAGCGGGCCGATGGTCGGCAAAGACTACAAGAACCGTTTTGCCATGGCAGCAGTCCTGTTAGAAAAGGACGGGAACATCGCAATCAATCCGGCATTGGTTACAAGCCCGGACATGACATTTGAGCAGTACAAAGAGAACACACAGGACCTTTTAGATGCCTGTGACGCTATCCTAATGCTGGACGGATGGCAGAACATCGTGGAATGCAATGTAGAAATGGCAAGAGCTATGCAGAACAAAATGAGTATCACTTTTGAGGGAGGCAAGAAATGTCTAAATCCAAGCAGGCCAGAGCACGGGACTTCACAGAAAAAGCCCGTAAAGAGATTTATGAGCGTGATAAAGGATGCATTTTCTGTCAAATGGGGTACCATCTTACCCCGGAAGTAGGAAGAATCTTTGAAACCATGCACTACATACCGAAGTCCCAGAACGGCCTGGGCATTGCCAAGAACGGAGCCATAGGGTGTAAGTACCATCACACCCTATTGGACAATGGCAACCTGGGACTTCGGGAGGAAATGTTAGAAATATTCCGGGAATACCTTATGGAGCATTACCCGGACTGGAACGAAAAAGACTTAACCTACAGTAAGTGGGACTTTTTGAAAGGAGACACGCAATGAATCGAGTTATACTGATGGGCCGCTTAACACGCGACCCGAACATCAGTTATTCACAGGGCGGAGACAATATGGCAATTGCCCGGTTTACCCTTGCAGTAGACCGAAGAGGGCGCAGGCAGGACGGAGCAGAGCAACAGACTGCAGATTTTATCGGGTGCGTATGCTTTGGCCGGTCGGCAGAGTTTGCAGAGAAGTATTTACGCCAGGGAATGAAGGTAGCAGTAACCGGCCGCATTCAGACGGGCAGCTACACCGACAAGAACGGTCAGAAGGTCTACACCACAGACGTGGTGCTGGATGATATCGAATTTGCAGAGAGCAAGACTGCAGAACATCGTAATGGCAACACAGGATATTACGGTCAGGAGCCGCAGCCATGTCCGGACAAGGACGGCTTTATGAATATTCCGGACGGAATCGAAGAAGAATTACCGTTCAATTAACACCTGGCAGCAGAACGGAGGACACTATGAAGGTTGTTGAGAAAAAGATATTACCGGAATATTTTCAGGAGGTTTTCAACTGGAACAAAAGCTTTGAAATCCGGAAAGATGAAGATGATATCCAGCCTGGGGATAGATTAGTTCTTAAAGAGTGGGATGGAGAGAAGTACACCGGAAGAGAAACATGGAGAACGATTACATACGTGTTAAGGAATGTGCCCGGCTATGGACTGCAGGAAGGTTACTGCATCATGTGCTGGAGGTAGGAAAGGAGAAATTATGCTAACAGAGGAAGTAAAGAGAGATAAAAAAGAGCATCCGGAGGAATTGCATCACTACATAGGAGCTTGCCGGTTCTGCGGTCAGATGTCAGAACTGGAAACTGTTTTTGAATGGGACGCAGAGACGCGCAATGAGGCGGCCACCGAGAAGTGCGATTGTGTCAAGGCGCGGATTTACACAAGAAAGAAGCATGCAAAGGAAAGAGCTGCACAGGCAATCGAGAAAAAATTCGGAGACGATGCAGGAGAAGCCAGACTTCCGAAACCAACCAGAGATTTTTTAAACCAGGCAGTCGATGTTTTGGTAGAAGATGGAATAAATAAAGCGACGGTAAGCATCGGGCGAATTAAGGTTCAGTTATCGATAACTAGCAAGGGAAACATAAAAATTGAATGCACCCTTACAAAAAAAGCTGTGGAGGAAGTATAAGTGGCAAAATTATCAAAAGAACAGCGGGCATACATGGACGGCATGGTGCATGCCCTGCGAATCGCGAAAGAGGACGGATGCGAACAGTTAGAAAAAGAATTGCAGTTCAGAGGAATTGTTAATACACCGCTTAACGTAAGTTCCAAAGAGCTTATCGAATGCGCAAGAGAATACGCAAAGTCGGAGTTAATGTTTATGGCAACCGCTGCGGCAATGACACTGCAGAAGGACCTTGCGTTACTGCTTGTGGTAATAAAAGAGTACCTGACTGCATTTAACAACAGAGTTCAGGAGTACCGGTATAACCAGGAGCAGTACGAAAAAGACTGCGACAAACTGAATAAGAGCCTGGGACTGAATGAAATTTGCAAAGAATACATGGAGGAGCAAAATGCAGAATAATGTAATCGATGGCGCATTGGCGCTGGTAAATAAAATCAATGAGCAGGTAAGAGTTATCGAACGCTGCAATATTACCAAGGATTGTATGAATGGTGCGGAACTGTTTCTGCTTTCAGAAAGTGAACTTCAGGAGCTGGAAGGCATCAGCGCAGAGCAGATGAGCATGATTAAAACATACATCTCTGATATTCTTGATGCCAATATAAGCGTGGCAGAGAATTTCTTGCAGAGCCTGCAGTCAGAGAAGGCTCCGTGTCAAGTGTTTGTTCCGGTAGAACCGGAGGAGGAAGTGACTGAGGAAGACAGACAGATAATGAAAGCGGCAAGGGAAGCAGAACAGGCACGCCGGGCAGAGGAAATTGAGCATCCGGTAAAAACCATAGACGAAGTACAGGCAGAAGCTCAGGCGGCAGGTATGAGTTACGGCCAGTATACGCTAAAGCAGGGAAGTTGCACTGGTGCAACACGTAAAATGACCGTAGGAGACCTCGAAAACGAACTGGCAGCAGGACTCTCTATCAGTCAGATTGCAAGAAAATATGGATACAGCAACGCAAGTTCCATCATTAACGCCATAAGTAAGCACGACATCAATGTAAAGGTTGTAACCAACGGACAGAGTCCATACCGTGTGACAGAGGAAGATATCCCGCGGATCCGCGAGCTTTACACCGAAGGAAATAAGAATTTGACTGAAACAGCATCACGCCTGGGAGTTACGAAAAAGACCCTCAAGGCTTTCGTGGATGAGCACCACCTGACAAAACCTATTAAGTAAATCATATCGCTAACGCGCATGGAATTGGATTTTATGCGCGTTAGCAGACGGGAGCAAAAATGAGCGACGAGATAAGAAACTGTAAGCACTGCGGGAAACCGTTTACTGTAATGAAGAATGGCGGAGGCAAGAAGTTCTGCAGTAAGACTTGCCAACTGGAACACAACAAAGCGGGAGCGACGGAGCGCTGGCACAAGGTATACAAGGAGCGCCGCCGTAAAGAGCGCATGGCAGCAGAGCAGGAAAAGAAAAACAGACCGGAGAGCATTGCAGAGGTTCAGAGAAAAGCAAGAGCCGCCGGATTAAGTTATGGGCAGTATATATTACAGCGGCAGCTGGGGAGGATTTGACTGTGGACACATGGATTACAAGTAGATGCGCAAGCTGTGGGACGCTGATTGCGAGAGGATATACATGCAAACACTGCAGCCAAAGAGAAGGCGAATATCTAAAGCAGGTGTCTCGCATAGAGACAGGATTTGGGCCGGTAATCACGAAGGAGGTGCGAGATTTGTTGCAAATTGACTTAACGAACATGGACGACTATAGAATTATTCCGCAACTAATAGAAAAAAGTCACAGGCAGATACATACTGAAACAGAAAAGTATATCTACGAGAGGCTTATGGACCTGCAGATTGATAAAGATATTCTGCTTAATCAAACCCAGGAAATTCGCAGACTGAATAATGTTTTGCGTAAAATCAAGGGCAAGCAGGAACAGGGGTTACTGATTGAACTGAACCCGATTGAAATTGTAGAGCTACAAGACAAGGCAAGGATATTATTCGACAGTTGGAATAATACAACAGGAGCGATACCAAGCGGGACATCATGGTACTATGAGGCACTAGGGGCCATAGAAGACATAGTGAAGTTTGCCTTTGGAGCAGGCGTATTATATAAGGCCAAGACAGAAGGAACATTGGAGCAAACAGAGGAGACTGCGTATGAATGAATTTGAAACTAGATTGGCAGAGTCGATGCATGACATGATAGGAGTAATGCAAAAGCAATCGGATTATTTTCATGATAATATGTGTAAAACTATCGATGCGTTAGAACGATTGGAGCTAAGAATGATTGCGATACAAGAAAAATTAGTAACACTGACAAAACTAATGGAGGCACAGAATGAGAATAATTAAAATAGGGGGACAAGCAAGTATGGTTAATTGCAAAGAATGCCAGAATTGTGAAAAGTGCGATTTTTCAAAAGTATCCGGTATGCATGTAAATGCGTGCAGTGATTTTAAGCAAAGTACGACCAATGCGGACCGCATCCGCGCAATGAATGATGAAGAATTAGCGCAGTTTCTTTGCAAAATCAGCATTTGTAAGCCACTCTATTGTCCTGCATATGAAAATTGCATAGAAAAAAAGGCAAAATGTTGCAATGGCTGAAACAAAAGGCGGAGGAGCAAGAGAAAACATAAACACAGGCAACAGAACAGTTGAGAGCAGGAGGTACCGCCGGAATGTAAGAGAGGTGTTGAACATTGGCGACAAATTACGGTAGCGCAGATGTAAAATGCGCGTTTTATCAAAGCGAGAGCGACAAAGCAATAAAGTGCGAGGGAATCGAGAATACACAGCAAATGGTCCTTGAGTTCCAAACAAAGCAGGATAAAATCGGGTGGAAAGAAGAAAACTGCAATAAAATCTGCCCGGACTGTCCGATAAAAGAGCTCATAGAAAAGAAATATCAGTAATATTTGCCTCTGCGGGTTAGAAATCCGGAGCCTTCCACGGTTATTATTGGAGTAGGAGGGGATTACATGGCAGCAGGCAAATACAAAGAATGGCTAACAGAAGAGGGATTGCAGAAATTAAAGGCTTATGCCAGAGATGGTCTGACTGATGAGCAGATTGCCAAGAAGATGGCAGTCTCTCCTTCTACGCTGTACGAGTGGAAGAAAAAGTATTCGGAGATTTCGGAGGCCCTAAAATACGCGAAGGAAATTCCGGATTTGCAAGTGGAAGACTCTCTTTTCAAAAAAGCAACGGGCTACAAAGTCACTGTAAAAAAGGCTTTCAAGGTAAAAGAGGTCAAGTACAAAGACGGGAAAAAAGTATCCGAAAAAGAGACAATTAAGTATGCGGATGAGGAAATATATATACCGGCGGACACGCTGGCACAGATTTTCTGGCTGAAGAACCGCAAACCGGAGATTTGGAGAGACAAGGTAGAACATGTTGACGATGAAGATAAGACATTTACAGTGGTATTCTCCAAAGAAATGGAGAAGTTCAAGGAAGGTGGAAAATGATAGTAGGAATACCAGAGCCATCCGAGAAACAGGAAAAGTTCTTAACGGATACGCACCGGCACGTAGGATACGGAGGCGCAAGAGGAGGAGGCAAGTCCTGGGCAATAAGGGTAAAAGCGATTTTACTCTGCGCAGAATTTGCCGGAATAAAAGTAATGATTGTGCGCCGCACCTATCCGGAATTAACGGAAAACCACATCGAACCGCTGAAAGATATGTTGCATATCGGGCAAAAAGGCAGTCCGGCCAGATATAACGACAGCAAGAAAGTAATGAGATTCCTGAATGGCAGCAGGATTATCTTTAAATACTGCGATAATGAGAGAGACACAAGAGGATTTCAGGGTCTTGAGACTGATATTTTGTTTATCGATGAAGCGACACAGCTCCAGGAGATTTGGATAAAAAAGATTATAGCCTGCGTTAGAGGTACGAATGGATTCCCTAAGCGGACATATTACACCTGTAATCCGGGAGGAGAGAGTCACGGGTACATAAAGAGACTTTTTATTGACCGGAAGTTCGAGCTTGGGGAATATCCGGAGGAGTACAGCTTCACACAGGCGCTGCTAACGGATAACAAGGCGCTGATGGAAAACGACCCGGAATACATAAGACGTTTGGAAGCACTGCCGCACAAATTGCGTGAGGCGTGGCTGAACGGAAGATGGGATGTATTCGAAGGTGCTTACTTTGAAGAATTCAGAGAGACGCCGGATCCGCAGCTGTGCTACGACTACGGAATATCGGTAGAAGATGCACTGATAGAGCGAAGGTTTACACATGTAATTGAACCTTTCGAAATACCTGCAGACTGGAAGATATACCGTTCTTACGACTGGGGCTATGGAAAGCCTTTTTCTTGTGCATGGTGGGCTGTGGACTATGAAGGCGTCGCTTACCGAATCATTGAACTGTACGGATGTACGGATACGCCAAACGAGGGAGTCAAATGGAGCAATAAAGAGCAATTTGATAAAATCGCAGAAATCGAGAGAGAGCATCGGTGGCTGAAAGGAAAAAGAATCCAAGGGGTGGCCGACCCGTCTATCTGGGATGGTTCCCATGGAATAAGCGCCGCAGAAGAAGCAGAAAAGCATCAGCTGTGGTTTGAACCGGGAATCAACGACCGCATCCCGGGCTGGATGCAGGTACACGAACGCCTGAAGTTTGATGCAGACGGAAAAGCAATGATGTATTTTTTCAACACCTGTACGGCAATTATTAGAACAATGCCGTTGATGATGTATGACGAGCACAAAGTCGAGGACTTAAACACGGAGCTGGAGGACCACGCATGCGATGAAGTGAGATACTTCTGCATGATGCGGCCGATTGCACCGAGAGAGACCGTAACTAAATTGAAGCCAATGTGCGACCCGCTGAACCAGTACAAGCCAAGGTACAACAACTACAACAGCGGAATGGCAAGAATAGGAGGATAAGATGGCAAGAAAAAGACCGCCGCGGGGAGCGGCACCGGATGTACAGCAGAGGGCGACAATGGAAATCGGCATGCTGGCAAAAAACAGAGAAGCAAGGAAGCTGCAGGAGGCGATGCCGAAAAAAATCACGGAAAAAGAAATCAAAGAGGCAGCAGCAATTCTACGAGAATACAAAGCCGGCAAAGCAAATCTTGAAAACAAACTCATTGCCAATGAAGAGTTTTGGAAACTGCGTCAGTGGAAACATATTCCTGCAGGGGACGAAAAAGAAAAAGACTGGATGCCAACGACCGCATGGCTATGGTCCTGCATCGAAAGCAGATATGCCGATGTAATGGATTCTTACCCGACCTGCAACCTGCAGCCACGACAGATGGACGACAAGGAAGAGGCAAAGAGGCTTTCTGCGATTATTCCGGTTATCCTTGAGCAGAACCGGTACGAAGAGACATATTCACAGGTGGCAAGATACACACTGAAGAACGGTGGAGGCGTGCACGGCATATTCTGGGACGGCAACAAGCACAACGGCCTGGGCGACATCTCGATTAGACGAATTGATTTTATCAACCTGTTCTGGGAGCCCGGCATCACAGATATTCAGACTTCGGAGCACTTGTTCTACACAGAACTGGTAAACAACAAGACTTTAGAACAGAGATATCCGCAGTGCGTAGGACATTTAGGCGGCAAAGACGTTACGATTGCTTCCTACTTGTACGACGACAAGGTAGACACATCGAAAAAGTCAGTAGTCGTGGACTGGTATTATCACACAGAATACAACGGCAAGAAGACACTGCAGTTTGTTAAGTTTGTAAATGACGTAGTGCTCTATGCGACAGAAAACGAAGTAACTACACCAATGCAGCAGACAGTGGACTCGGAAACAGGAATTCCTTTGGAAACACCTGCAGGGGAAAGTATGGCACAGAGAGGATTGTACGACCACGGCCTATATCCATTTGTGGTTCAGGCACTTTTTCCTATTGAGGGCAGCATTTGCGGATACGGTTATACAGATATCGGCAGAGACACACAGCTTACCATTGACGAATTAAATAAAGCGCTTATGGATAATGCAAAAGCAGGCGCAACACCGCGATACTTTTCCAAGAACGACGGCAGCGTAAACGAAGCAGAATTTACCGACATGGAGAAAAAAATCGTACATGTTGAAGGAAATGTGGACGAGACTCATTTGCGGGCAATAGATAATTGTCAGTTGCCGGGAATTTACGTAGAACTGTATAATTCTAAAATCGACGAGCTGAAATACGTCACAAGCAACCAGGATTCCAACAACGGCGTGGCACCTTCCGGAGTAACAGCAGCTTCTGCCATTGCGGCGTTGCAGGAAACAGCAGGGAAGAACGCAAGAAGCAGCAATAAAACTTTCCACAGAGCATACCGGGAAGTGATATATCAGGTAATCGAACTGATTCGTCAGTTCTATGATATTCCAAGAACGTTCCGCATTACGCCGGATGTGGCCGGTCAGGAACAGTTTGTGGAATACAGTAACGCAAAAATAAAAGAGCAACCATTGATGACGGGCGGCCAGAATATGGGGTACCGTTTACCGGAGTTCGATATTGAAGTAACTACGGAAAAGGCTAATCCGTACAAAAAGATGGAAATGAACGAGCTTGCCTTGAGCTTTTACAACCAGGGATTCTTTAATCCTCAGATGGCAGACCAGGTAATGGCATGCCTGCAGATGATGGATTTTCCAAAGAAGGAAGAAATCATGCAGAGAGTGCAGAGCAATGGAACCATGTATCAGTTATTGATTCAGTACCAGCAGCTTGCATTGCAACTGGCGCAAAAGGTAGACCCGATGCTGGCGCAGCAGATTGCACAACAGATTCTCCAGCAGGGCGGCCAACCTGTACCGCAGGGAGGTCCGGTAAATATTGGCACTGAAAATGCAGAGCATCCGTATGTGGAACAGTCAAGGGAACAGGCCAGAGCAAGCACACAGGCAGATTAAGGAGTAGACATGATAGAGATTAAGTTTAAACCAAAGGAATTAGAACTGAGCATAATCGGTCATGCCGGAGCAGCGGAAAAAGGGAAAGACATTGTGTGCAGTGCAGTATCCGCACTGTTTTACGCACTGGTACAGTCGGTTATTGAGAGCAGTGAGATGCTGGAAGAAACACCGGAAATTGTAGTTGAGGACGGAAACGGGCTTGTTTCGTGCAAGCCAAAAGAAGGTTTCCTGCCGACACTGCAGAGAACGTACTGGACGATACTTAACGGTTATGAGGTATTGGCAGCAGAGTACAGCGAATACATCAATTTCACAATGGAAGTAGAGTTTGTTAAGCATACCGGTATTGAACCGGAAGAGTAATGGCAGATTACCTCGGATTTACGTCCGGGGTAATTTTTTTTGAAAAAAGTTCGCCGCTGGGTTAGAAAAGTGAAAAACAACTTTGCTATGATGAAAATACAAAGGCTCGTATCCTTAACTACAGACGAAAGGAGCATGGAAGATGCTTGATTATTTATTAAAGCTGAATTTGCAGTTATTCGCTGAAGGTGGAGATGGTGGCTCCGCCGGAGAAGGAGCAGCAGACAGCGCAACCGGAGAAATTGAAGTTCCAGCCGGTATCCCGGACCGTGCAGTGAAAAATTACAAGGCAGCAGTCAAGAAGACAGCAAAGCCCGTAGCTCAGACTACCAATGAGCAAAATGTAACAACTGACAACCAGACAAAGCGTACCTATGCTGACCTTATCAAGTCGGAGGAGTACAAGGAAGAGCATCAGGCATACATGGAAAAAACCATCGGAGACCGTTTGAAGCGCTACAAAGGAGTCGAAGAGGAGAACGGGAAGATGCGTTCCGTTCTTGAAACGGTTGCATCTAAGTACAGCCTTGACGCCACAAGCGAAACTTTCTTAGAAGACCTCGCTAAAAAGGTAGCAGAGGACAATTCCTATTACGAGAATTATGCGGTAGAGCATGAGATTACTCCGGAGGAAGCAAGAAGAGTTGTCGAACTGGAAAGACAGGTAAGGCAGAATGAACAGCAGAAGCAGGAACAGCAGAAGCAGGAGGCAATGAGACAGCACATCATCGTCTTACGTCAGAATGCAGAAAAGACAAAAGCGCAGTTCCCGGACTTCGACCTGGATAAAGAAATGCAGGACGAAAGATTCAGACGTTTATGCGCCGTTACCAATGGAGATACCACAGCGGCTTACACAGCATGCCACTGGGGCGACGTGGTAACAAAAACCACACAGAATATTTCCAGGCAAGTGCAGAGCCAAACCGCGCAGGCAGTGGCAGCCAACAAGGCACGCCCTGTAGAAAATGGCTTATCCAGCACAGCCCCTTCCGTTGCAGTTGTTACACAGGATTTTAAAAAGATGAGCTTAAGCGAGCTCAGAGCATTCGCTGACGAACAGCGAAGACAACAGCAGGGAAGATAGCAAAGAGTTATCCCCTGCAATAACAACAAGGGGGTAAATAAACATGAAATCTTTTTTAAAGTTATTTTTTAACTTTAGCTTACAGTTATTTGCATGGGCTCAGGGCGACCCGGGCACAGCAACCACAACACCAATCAACGTAACTACACAGGAATCTCTTTCTCCTACAATGAAGGCGTTCTATGACACCACATTACTGGAGAATGCCCGTGAAGAAATGGTGTATACCCAGTTCGGCAAAAAGCAGCCGATGAAGGGCAATTCCTGCGAGTGGAGAAAGTTCAATACTTTCGCAAAGGCACTCACTCCATTAACAGAAGGCGTAATTCCTACTGGTAAGACCTTTGGCATGACAAAGATTACCGCAGAAGTTACACAGCACGGCGACTACACAGCAGTGTCTGACCGCTTGGAAATGGAAGCGTACGACGATGTAATTTTCGGTGCAACAGAAGAAATGGGCGCCGCAGAAGGCGAAACCTACGATACCCTTACAAGAAACGTTCTTATTCAGGGTAACTCCGTAGCTTATGCAGGCGGTAAGACTTCCAGAGCAGCACTTACAAACGCCGACGTTCTTGACCCGGTTATGGTAGCAAGAGCTGCTACATGGCTTAAGAAGAACAAGGCTCCGTTAATTGACGGCTCCTATGTTGCTATCGTGCATCCGTCCGTAGCGTACGACCTTCGTCAGTCTGACGAATGGAAGGAAGTACACAAGTACGCAGATGTTACTCCTATCTTCAATGGAGAAATCGGCATGCTCCACAAGGTGCGTTTCGTAGAAACCAACACTGCAAAGATTTGGGCAGGTGCCGGTGCGCAGGATGAAGAAGAAAAGAACGTTGCTGTATACGCGACACTCTTCATGGGCAGAGATGCTTTCGGTATTCTCGATCCGGAAGGCGAAGGTATGGAAATGATTGTTAAGAACAAGGGCCAGATCGGCGGTCCTTTGGAACAGTTCAGCACTATTGGCTATAAGTTCTGCCATGGTGCAAAGATTCTGTACCAGGAAAGACTGCTTCGTGTAGAATCCGGTTCCTACTACGGTTCCGTAGACGAAGAAAATTAGTAAAAGATAAGAGGGAAGTGTCGCCTACTTCCCTCTGAACACATGAAAGGTGGAAAAGGGCATGGCAACAACAAAAAATGCAGAAAATGCAGCTACCAAGAAAATGGTAAAAATCAGACTTCCGAGATTAGAAGGGCAGAACGCACCAAAAGAGGAATTTTACTCTGTAAACTTCAAGAATTATATCATTAAGCGCGGAGTTGAAGTAGAGGTGCCGGAGGAAGTTGCCGAGGTAATCAAAAATCAGGAGGAAGCAAGAAACGTCGCCCTTGACTATGCAGAAGAGCACAAGTTAAGAGAGGCAGGAAAGTAAGAAACTACAAGGGAGAGCTGCAAGGCTTTCCCTTGTTTTGGTGTAGGGGGTATAGAAATGAACATACAGGAATGCATCAACAGAACAGATTCGGTAAAACCGAATCAATATTCCGTTGAAGATAAGGTGCGGTGGCTTTCTTATTTGGACGGAAGCATTAGAAAAGAAATTTTAGATAAATATGAGCAGCCACCGGAGAAAAAGGAAACCCAGGTAATCATAATTTACGGAGATACGGAAGAATCCACAGAGGAAACAACAGAAGAAAAGGAATTCTCCGGTTATTCTCCGGACAGATTAACAGACGAGCTTCTGGTACCATTCCCGTATGACGAATTATACGTAGCGTACCTGAAAGCAAAAATTGACGAGGAAAACGGCGAGACCGAAAGATACAACAATTCTGCCGCAACGTTTAACGGAATGCTGCAGAATTTCCAAAAAGCATACCACCGGGAACACATGCCGAAGCATGTACCATTCCGCATTCTTGGGAGGTAGGATATGTATTTTACAGCACATAATCAGGTAATCAGAAAAAGAGACATGACAACCGTTTTTGGAGGATATAATCACAGATTATCCTGTCAGGACGGGGAATTTTTTGACATGCAGAACATGACAACAGAATACTATCCGATACTATCGCCACGAAAAAGAAGAGGTATATGCCGGGAATTTACGAAACCGCAGATGCTTGCGGACAGAGACGGCCTTGTTTGGATAGATAATAATTATTTGTATGTAAACGGAGAAAAAAAGACTTATTGCGGCGGATATGCCGTGATTGATGAAGCGCTCAGCAAATTACCGGTTGTTCCGGTAAAGATGGGAACCAAAATGGTAATGACAAGTGACTGGGCAATAGATATGGAAACATTGGAAAACGACAGAGCAGTAACGGAAATTGCGACATCCGGAATACCATCGTACGTAATACCGGCGCCGGACGATTTAAAAATGTATGCATGGCCGCATGGGCGAACATTTGAACTCGACAGTCCGCCAGCCGGGGCCACCGAAGGAACTCATGCCATATTCCTGGAAAACGGAAGATATTATATGAGGGAATACGATGCAGAAAACGATGCTTGGAACAGGGTATCGACGAATTACGCATTTATAGAAGTAAATTGCGGGAATATAGGCGCACCATATCTGGAAGAGGGACAGACCGTAACATTGAGAATAAACAATAAGTACAACGATTTTGACCCGGTTCTGTCCGACTTCGGCGATATTGGAGATGGATACTATGAAATGACAACAAAAGTAGTAAAGCTGGTATCGGAAGGAGAGCTAAATAATAACTGGATGAACCGTTACTATGAGGGCTTTATTATTGAAATGGATATGGACGAGTGTGTTCTGTATCACAAAACAGAAGAAACGCACATGGGGCAGGACGGCCTCAAAGTAATAATGGAGCGCATTCATCCAAAGCTCCTGACAGAATGCAATAACCGCTTGTGGGGATGCTCAGAAGACGGACACGAAATATACGCCACTGCATTGGGAAGCTGGAAGCGTTGGCAGGCATTCGAAGGAATTGCGACGGATTCTTATGCTGTAACAATAGGCTCCGACGGAGCATTTACCGGCTCAGTAACCTATAACGGAAATCCTATTTTCTTCAAAGAAAACTCCATGATTAAAGTTACGGTATCCTCTACGGGCGCACATCAAATCAAAGAAATTGTATGCCCGGGTGTGCAGAAAGGCTCTGAAAACAGCATCTGCATAATAAAGGGCATCTTGTACTACAAGGGCGTGGAAGGGATTTATGCTTATGACGGCAGCCTTCCGGTGTTGATTTCTGCGGCAATGGGAGAAAAGAGATATCATGACGCTACAGCAGGAGCAGTACTGGACAGATACTACATAAGCATGAAGGACGAGCTAAAAAAGAGTCACTTATTTATTTATGACACTGAAACTGGCATATGGGCACATGAAGACGATACGCAAGCCTTGGCGTTCTGCAGGAGCGGAAGCGAGTTGTACTATGTGGATTACGAAAACAATACCTTAAAGTCCGTAAGAGGTACACTGCCTTACGAAAACGGAACTGAGGAAGGAGCGTTCGACTGGTACGCGGAAAGCGGCAATATTGGCTTTTATATGCCGGACAAAAAGAGACTGGCAAAACTTCAAATAAGATTAGCCATGGAACAGGGGACTAATATAAGCATCTTTCTTCAGTACGACTCTTCCGGAAACTGGGTGCATATCTGCAACATGAACGGAACAGGCACCAGAAGCTATGAAATACCGATTATTCCTCAGCGCTGCGACCATTTCAAATACATGATAGCCGGCCGGGGAGGATGCAAGGTATTTTCCGTAACAAAAACAATAGAAGAAGGGAGCGGTACATAATGCTGCTGGAACGAATTCGAATACTGACAGATGAAAAAGAGCAGACAAACGAAATCAGACGGTACTTGTACCGCGTAATAGAACAGATAGAGGATGAGCTGAATCGGATGGATGGAACCGGAAACGGAGCAGAAGATGCAAAAGCCTATACCGATAAAATGATATCCGAACTGGAGATACCATCCCTGGAAGGCTATGCTACGGAAACGTATGTAAAGAATGCAATCAATAACGCGGTTCCGGATTTAAGCGGCTATGCAACAAAAAGCTACGCAGAGTCGCAAGCGTCTACTGCAGAGAGCAACGCAAAGGATTATACAGATGCGGAAATAAAGAAGTTATCCATACCGTCACTGGAAGGGTACGCAACAGAGGATTTTGCAAAATCTCAGGCAGCAGAAGCAGAGAAGTCGGCAAACAGCTACACGGACAAGGCATTGGAGAATTTGGAGATACCATCCCTGGAAGGCTATGCTACGGAAACGTATGTAAAGAATGCAATCAATAACGCGGTTCCGGATTTAAGCATAATCGGAGACACGGATATATCAGAAATTGACGACGGAACACTAACGGGAGCAGTTGCATATTTAAGCAACATGCTTGGCGACGTGGCATCCGTGCTTGACGCAGTAAACAGAACGGTGGTGTAGCATGGGAACTATAGCAGAAAAATTACAGTATTTAAGTGATTCCGTAAACGACATCCAGGCGGCAATTATTGAAAAAGGAGTAGCGGTTGGCTCAGACGTACCGCTCGGTTCTTACGGAGCCAAAATCCGAAGCATCCAAACGGGAAGTGATGATACGGAGGATATAACAGCAGAGTGGTTTATTGCAAAAGCAGTTTCCGACGTCACAAGCTCGGTTGCAATAACAAATCGGACATACACCAGTCTGTAAGGAGGAAGCCATGGCAAATGTAAGAAATACATTCAATATTACACTCGGAAGCGTAACGATTGTGGAAGATAAGGCATTTCCGGGAATGACAGACGACGGCGGCATAGTGGAGGATTGCTTTGTGACAGAGGCAACAGCTGCTTTCCAAAAAGCCATCTATAGAACATTACTGGATGCCGGTTATGAGGCAACGATGAATGAGGCCGCATGTTCTGTAACCGTGCTGGGATTTACATTCTTTCCACTGATACATAGCACAAAAGTCAATGCGGAATACTACACGGCATACCCGTATTTGTATGCTTACGGACACGACAAGTACCTTTCCGGAGGAAATGTTGCAGCAAAGTGCTTGAACAACGGTTCCGGAGGAACGACCCTAAACTTCAGCATACATGTACGCGGAGATGAAAACAGCGTAGCGATAACTTTTGGCGGATATGAAGATATCGACAGGAACTACCTGCTTTTGCTGATATCCAGAGCAACAAATATGGTGGACCAGTCGAAGTGGTATTTTTACACTTGCGCATACCAAACATCAAACCATGCGCAATATTGCTATTACAGGAGCGAGAATGACGTGTACACGGTTTATCAGGAGAACAGACTGAGCACAGGCTCCTCGTACAACTACAGCACATTTTGTTACCCAAGCATGGGTTCTTTAGGGCAAAGCGAATCGAAGATTACTTGCCTGCCGGTAATTTGCAACTGCGGCTCCATTCTGGCATACCCACTACTGGTCGGACATGATGACTTTGAAGGCGGAGGGTATTACAGAATTGGAGAGCACATTTACTGGTTTGTAGCATCCTCATCCAGCGCCACCGGATATTCCATAAACGGATTAGGATTCTTTTTGAAAGTAAGTTAAGGAGGAGAAAATGAAAAGAATAAATTTACAGTTCTTTGCATTAAAACTGAATACGGACACATCCATTGTAGATTATTTAAAAAGCAACGGCCAGGACTCGTCTTATGGTAATCGCAAGAAATTGGCAAGCCAGTACGGAATAAACAATTACACGGGAACCGCGGTTCAGAATAAGCAATTATTGGAGAAGTTAAAAACGTCCAGCACCACAAGCACAACAAAAAAGACAACAGCTGAAACCGGTGCAGGCGTTAGTGCAGCACAGCAGACAACTCAAAAAGCTAGTAGCGCAGCTCAGGCGGCCGGAAATGCGGCAACACAGGCGGCGGAAACGGTGCTTCAAAATAAAGCACCGGCACAGGAGATTGTTACGACAGATAATGTAGCAGAAATTCCGGAAGTTGCACCGGTGCAACAGAATACTGGCTTTACTCCGACAGCGGCACCGACATTTACAGCGACACAGACACAGACTCCGGAATTTGTACAAAGCGCAGCACCAAAGTACAAAGGTCAGACAACACAGGCACAGCAGGCAACAGCGTTAGACCAAAGACTTCCGGCGGAAACTTTATCGGCAATCAATTCTCAGTTTCAGGTATCGCAGGCATATCAGCAGGCAATGGACTACACCAACGGATTGCTGCAACAGCTGAACGGCGGAAAGACTTCTTACACTGACAAGATATCGCAACTCTTAGAGCAGTATCAGAACAGAGAGAAGTTTTCGTATGATGCAGATAGCGACCCGCTGTTTCAACAGGCATTATCTTCTGCAATGCGCTCCGGAAAAACAGCCATGCAGGATACCATGGGACAGGCGGCAGCCCTTACCGGAGGCTACGGCTCCAGCTATGCAACAAATGCAGGACAGAACGTATATAACCAGTACCTGCAGGAGGCATACGATGCAATGCCGGAATATTATCAGCTGGCAATGGAAGCGTACAACATGGAAGGCGACAACCTGTTAAGCCAGCTGGCATTACTGGAAAATGCAGACGCCAGAGAATACGATAGACTTTATAATGCCTATAATGCAAACTACAACGCAGCGCAGAACATGTACGGTCAGGAATACGGAGCATGGCAGGATAGAGTCAACAATGCATATAATTACGCCGGAATGCTCAATTCTGATTACTGGCAGCAGATGGAATATGACGAAAGCGTAAGACAACACGAACAGAACTTCCAGTATCAGCAGTATTTAGACCAGCTGGAGCAGAACCGGTGGCAGAATGAATTCGAGTACCAGCAGTACAAAGACAAAATCAGCCAGGACAACTACGACAGAGAGTTTGCATATCAGCACTATCTGGATGCTTTGCAGCAGAACAACTGGCAGAATCAGTTTGACTACCAGCAGTATCTCGATAGCATTTCTCAGGGCAACTACGAAAAAGAATTTGAATATCAGCAGTCCCAGGACAAGCAGAATCAGCAGAACTGGCAGGATGAGTTCGATTATCAGAAACAGCAGGATTCCGTGGCTCAGGAGAATTACGAGGACGAGTTCGAATATCAGAAGGAACAGGACAAGCAGGCTCAGAGTAACTACGAAAAAGAGTTTGCATATCAGCAGTCTCAGGATAAGCAGGCGCAGTCTAATTATGAGAATGAGTTTGAATATCAGAAACAGCAGGATGCGATTTCTCAGGGCAATTGGGAAAAGGAATATAGTCAGGCAGTTAATGAATTCAACCAGAGCTTTGCGGAAGACCAGCGTCAGTTTAATGAATCCATGACAGAAGATAAGCGTCAGTTCGACGAATCCATGGCAGAGGATAAGCGCCAGTTCGATGAGAGCCTGAGCTACGATAAAGACCGGACCGCTCAGGAACAGGCAAATTATGAAAGAGAAATGGCACTGAAGGAATCTCAGGCGCAGGCAGAAGCAAACGGAGAAGAGTATGAGTACAAGACTCCTACGGAAAAAATGTTTACTGCCGGTTTACAGGCGGCCATTCAGGGCGGAGAAAATGCAGTAGTGGCATATTGCGACACCATTGGAGACTATGACGGATTTGCAATTGTTGATTACTGTCAGAAGAAGCTTACCTTTACCAAGACAAAAGATACAATTAACGGCTTATGGGGCGTAGACCATAACGACGTATTCCAGGATGGATACGGACAGACGTATACACTGAAGGAAATTGCAGAACTGATGGGATTATCCAAGGAACGTCAGAAGGAACTGACAAAGTTAGGAGAAGGCGAGACACTGGATTTATTTACAGCAAAGTAGCAGGAGGTACAAAATGGCGAGAATGTCTTTTTCGGAGAGATACAAACAGCGCAAAGAAGGGGAAGCAGTAACTGCTTCCTCTTCTGAAAGCACAACAAAAGCAAAAGGAAAGTCTTTTAGCGAAAGATATAATGCACAGAAGCTGGAACGTACACTGAATTTAGAATCTCTGGATTCTGATTTAAAAACGCTTTCTGAAACCGTAAACAGAGCGTATGGAGGATGGCAGGATGCGGACACCATGAAGAACACTAAAGATGCTATTACTGCCATGCAGAGCAGACTGAGCGGCTATAAGCAGTATGTAAACAGCACTGGTACCGGAGATTTGACAAAATTCAATCAGGACATGGACGAATTAATTTCCGGATACCAGTCTGCGCTGGATAACTGGGATGGGCTGTCCGGGGCATATTCTCAGTTTGTGACTGCCGATGCCTATAATGCGGCCAAAAGGAACCATGAATTGTCAGAGAAGTACAAGGGACTGGATTATGAGGGAGTACGAGCAGCATCGTTAAACTCTGAGGATGCGGACTGGCTTTCTGAATACGGCGTAAATGTTGGATATTCCAGCCTGAAGGACTACAACACAGAGTTAAGGGATGTTTCCAACAAGCTGGCTTCCCTGCACGGGGAAGAAAAGGAAAAACTGCAGGCTTACTACGACAACCTGCAGGCTGCGGCGAACCGATACGCACAGAATAACGCATCAGAAAAATATAATTATCTGATGGAGAACGAGGACTTTGCAGAGCGTTCCAAGTATCAGTCTACACAGAGCAAAAATACAATACTTGGCATGGAATATACAGAATACGGCGACGAAGTATATGAGTTTATCAATGACTACAACGGCACAAGAGGGGATTTGATTGCCAGGGACAAAGACGGCAACGGTCCGACAGACCTGGAAAAAACAAACTATCAGTATATGACGGATGAAGAAGTCAGCATGTTCAACTACCTGTATAGCGAAAATCAGGAGGCGGCATACGATTTCTTGGACGATATCGAAGTAACATTGTCAAAACGGGCATACGACAAAACAACCGAAACTTGGAAAAAGTGGGCCGATGATAGCGCACTGGCTTCTGCGGGAATGTCCGCTCTAACTCCAATTCTTAACATGGCCGGAGGAATAGGAAGTACCCTGGCGACCTTAGGGGAAGTTGTTACCGGAAAAGAATATAATCCATATTCCGGATTACGTATGCCATCAAACGCAGCTACGGATATCAGACAGTACGTAGGAGAAAATATTGCAGAGTCTACAGAAGGCATGGAGATAGCAGGACAGAATGTCCCATCGTTCCTTTATCAAACAGGAATGTCTATTGCAGATACGGCCCTGGGAGCGAAGATGTTCGGAAAAGGGTTTACAGCAATTATGGGAATGAACTCTGCGACACAGAAGGCGAAGGAATTAAAAGAAGCGGGCGAAGATAGTGCGACCGTTGCCAAAGGAGCAGTGGCAGCAGGTCTTGCGGAAGCGTTATTTGAAAAACTCAGCATTGACAATATTCTGAAACCAAAGAACGCCACAACATTTATGGGAGTTCTAAGAGAAACAGCAAAGCAGATGGGAATAGAGGCTTCGGAAGAAATGTTTACGGAGATTGCCAATACTGTTTCCGATACGCTGATCCGACAGAACACATCCGACCTGGCGGAGGCTTACGAAGAATATCTCAACAGAGGCTATTCTGAAAGCGAAGCTAAGGGAATGCTGGGAAGAGACATATTAAGCAATGTAGCATGGGCAGGCATCGGCGGAGCTGTGTCTGGTGGCGTAATGGGTTCTGTACAGAGCGGTCTTCAGTATGCGGCCAACAGAGAAGTGGCAAAGGCTCTCTTGAAAGAGGAACAGGCGAAAGCCAAGGGTAAAGTTCCGGAAGTTGCACCGGTGCAACCGATGACAGAGATTGAAATGATGGCAGAAGAAATGGACGAAACCATGGCAGATGATTTCGTAGCTCTGTATAAGGACGGAACAGATGCAAAGGAATATAAAGACTCTTTTGAGCTGGTATTTTCGTATGGAAAGCACGGCTTCGGCACAGAAAATGTATTGAAGAACAGAGGCGTCCTGACAGAGGAACAGGCAGTCAAAGCATACGAGGCAGGAATCAGGAGCGTTAACGTGAAGCGACAGAAGCAGATTGACGAAGTAACTGCGAAGTATTTCACAAGTACAACACCTGGCCGCTTTGATGATTCCAAGGTAGATTATAGTAAAATCAACTCCAGACAAAAAGCAGCAGTAGAATTTACAAGAATGTTATCTAAGGCGACCGGCATAAATGTTGAGTATTTCCAGTCGGAAGCAGACGAAAACGGAAGACGTACTGCAGAAAACGGACGTTTCGACCGAAGTACAAATACTATTTATTTGGATGTATACGCGGGGGTTAATGAGGATATTGCCCAGGATTCCATCATACCGACACTTTCGCACGAAACAACACACTGGATGAAGGACAAGGCGCCGGAAGCGTATACTAAACTTTCGGAAATTATTATGGATACCCTGGCGGCAGAGCATCAGGCTTCTCCGGTAGATTTGGTTTATGCTGAAATACAGAGATTTAAAGATGCTAACGGCAGAGATGTTTCCGAGGAATATGCCCAGGACGAATTAATCGCAAGAGCTTGCGAAGATATGCTTTCCGGAAACCGGAGCGTGCAAGAAATGGTATCCAAAATGGATGATACAACTGCAAAGACATTTAGCGAGCGCCTGAAGGTTGCGTTTGATAAAATCAAGCAGTGGCTGGCAGATTTACTGGGAACCTATAAATCCAACAGCGAAGAAGCAAAGATTGTACAGAAGTATGCGGACCGGGTAAACCAGCTGCAGGAGGCATGGGACGATGCTTTCGACAAGGCAGTAAAAGCAAATGCGTCCGGATGGCAGAACACCGAAGACGCAGATGTGCAATATTCATTGGCCGGAAGAGAAAAAGGCGGAATTGAAGTTTATGAAACCAGTGACGAAGTAAAGGCACTGCCATACAATGAGCGGAAAAGAAGACTTCTGAACTACATGAAAAATGAGTATGCCGGACGAACGGCAAAATTCCAAAAGAACGGTCAGACATATTATGCGCTTTATGATGAAGCAGGGATAGACAAAGGCGTACACGGAGACACCAAGTCCAGCAAAAAGGGATATAAGGCAAAAATCAATATCGGTGCGGACGGAGATTACATTGAGCTTGCAGAAAATTCCGAATATCATCACAGCGGAGCAGAGACAGGCAAGAAGAACAAGTTCCATAAGGATGCCAAACAGTGGGATTACTTTGTTAAAAAAATTAAAAGTGACGGAAGATATTACGATGTTGTTATCAATGTAAAGGATACCGGAAACGACCAGTACGTATATGATGTAACATTGAAAGAAGCGGCCTTGCTGCCAGGCTCCCAGGGGCCTTACGACGGCAGCTCAACCGCTCCTACCAATAGTATACCACATTCTGGAGAAAATGCAACGGAAAATATCCAGTATTCCGAGCGCGATTCCCAAGGAAATGGACTTACCAAAGAGCAGGTGGAATACTTTAAGGAAAGCAAGGTCCGGGATGAAGAGGGAAACTTAAAGCCAATGTATCACGGCACAGGGAGAGCAGACAGAGTTGGCTATCATTTCAGAGCAGATAGAGCAACAGCCGGCCCGATGGCTTTCTTTACTGATAGCAAGAAAATTGCTGATAATTACGCAAGAGACAAACAGGATACTTCTATTGCTCAGGACGAGATGTACGCAGATTATTACAGCCAGTTTCGAATTGAAGTAAACGGCCAGAATCTTTCTGTTTCTGAAGCATGGAATAAGTTGCCTGCCGCGAAGAGGACGGAAATCAGTAAGAGGGCACCACACATTACATGGGATGACGATATGGAGAATATCGTTTATGATGAAAATGTCGATAGAGGAACCGGTGGTTTTGATAGATACAGAATCAATGAGCACAAAGGTAATTATCTTTCTGCCTTAACTGGCGAATGGTTAGAGGACGGTGCCCTTTACGGGAATGAGGAGATGTTTTTAGAGGTGCTTTCGCTTGCAGGATTAGATAATGTCCAGTACATGGATCCGAATGCGAGATTTGAAAAAACATACCAGGTATACCTCAATGTTACAAATCCGTTTGTAACAACAGATATTTCCGAAGACATGCTGCAAGCACTCAAAGAAGCAGCCGAAGATACGGAAACAGAAACGGGAAACAGTGCTTACGCATGGGACAAGAGAAATTTTAGTCCGGAAGCGTGGATTAATAAACTGGAAGCGGACATTGCAAACGGCACCACTTTTTCGTGGACGTCTATTCCTGACTTTGTTACTGAGACACTGAAGCTGCATGGATACGATGGAATTTTCGACGAAGACGGCAAGCGCGGAGGAACCGGTCATCAGGTAGTCATTCCGTTTTACTCCAATCAGATTAAGGATATTACCAATCAGAACCCTACCGACCATTCAGACATCCGCTATTCCGAGCGTACCACCCAAAGCATTTATGATGCAGTGGGAGAAGCAAAACGACTGCGCAAGGAAAACGAGCGTCTGAAGAAGGACGTTGAACGACTCCGCCAGAAAAATAAGCTGGAGCGGACCGTAACCGGAGGAACGGTACTGAATGAAAAGCAGGTAGAGCAGGCGGCCTCCATGATTTTACGGGACGCTGACAGTACGTACGACAAGGAAGCACTTGTCGAGGAACTGAAAGAGGTATACAAATACCTGCAGAGTGACGAGGTTACCTGGGATGTCCTTATGCTAAAGTCTACAGAAGTAGCGCAGCACGTTGTAGGGGACAAGCGGACAAGAACCATACCAAATGATTACGCAAAGGAAATTCTTTATACGCTCCGAAATACAAAGGTTAAATTAAGCGACACTCAGAAGGCAGAAGCAAAATACACCTACGGAAAAGACTGGTACAAGGCGTATTTTGGCAGAGTGCTTGTTTCAAATGACGGAATACCGATTGAATCCGCATGGCAGGAATGGGCAGAAATCTATCCGGATGTTTTCGATGCAGATATCTCAGATGCAGATATGGCAATCGAAGTTTTAAATGCGTACGATACCGTAAAGGCATCTTCGGAAATCGCAGAGGTATTTGACAGGACAGAAATGGAAAGAGAAATTGCAATTGAAATCTACAACCAGTTCTGGAATATCGCACCGGTGCGGACACTGGCAGATAAGTACGAGCGGGAGATTGCGAACCTCAAGCATGAGAAGAGCAGGGAAATCTACGAAAAGCGTCTTGCGGCAGCAAAAAAATATGATGACACCATGAAAAAACTTCGTCAGGAGCACAGGGCAGAAATGCAGAGCCTCAAGGCAGAGTATACGCAGAAGAAAAACGATGCTGTGAAGCAGACAAAGGAACGGTACGAGAAAATCATCAAGGAGCTTCGGATGAAGCGGGTAGATGAGGTTCGGGACATTAAGCAGCGGAGCGCGGAGCGACTTGCGGCATATAAAGAAAACGAACAGCGTCGGAATTTAGTAAAGCGCATCACGACCAATTCCATGCGGTTAAACCAGTGGCTCACTGAAAATTCTGCAAAGAAGCATGTTCCGGAGCCGGTAAAGAAGACAGTGGCAAAGTTCCTCAGCTCCATTGATTTTTCCTCCAAACAGATGTTGCGTGGAGGCGACCCGACGAAAGCGGATATGGAGCTGGCAGAAGCGTTAGAAAAAGTACACGAAATGGCAGAGGCGGTAGAGAATGCGCATAAAGACGAAGCTACAGACATAGAGGATTATTACGGCATCTATCTTGACTTACCAAAAGGATTTACACAACAGCTTACCAGCATTTACAAAGAGGTAAACAAAATAATCCGCACTGGTGGCCCGGAAACGCATGTGTTAAATAATATGTCCTTGGAAAAACTGGATTCTCTTGATAAAACTGTAAAAATTCTGAAAAGTGCAATAAGTCAGATGAATGACTTTATTTCGGGAAGCAGAAATGGAAGCATCAGCACTTATGCCCAAAATTCTATTAGAGAGATGGATGCGCTGGGTGCAAGAGAAAAGAGCAGCAAGACTGCTATAAAAATCAGAAAGTTTTTACACTGGGACAACGCTCTTCCGTATTATGCGTTTAAGCGTTTCGGGGAAGGCGGCATGGCGGTAATAAGAAGTTTCCAAAATGGTTGGAGGACACTGGCGTTCCACACGAAATCAATTGTAGATTTTACAGAAGCAACTTATACGGCACAGGAAGCAAGGGCATGGCTGAAAGAAGTGCACGAGTTCGACTTCGAAGTGAAAGGAAAGAAAAAGACGGTAAAGATTACAACAGCACAGGCAATGTCGATATATTGTCTGGCAAAACGTAAACAAGCCGAGCGGCACTTTGAAGGAGGAGGAATTGAAATTGGCGATATTGAGATAGGACGAAACAACGTAATTATCCAGAAAGACGGTATAAATTTAAACATGGGGCAGGTACGCAGACTAACCAATGTTCTTACTGATCGGCAAAGAGAAGTAGCGGACCGCCTACAGGAATTTATGAATACCGTATGTGCGTCCTGGGGCAATGAGGTTTCCATGAAACGTTTCGGGTATCTGGCATTTACGGAAGAAAATTATTTTCCGATTCGGACCAGCGAGAACGAAAGAGATACAAAGGAATCAGACGTGCAGAATAATTCCTTGTACCGCCTCTTGAATATGTCTTTTACAAAGAGCTTAACTCCGAATGCAAACAATACCATGGTAATAGACGACATTTTTACTGTATTTGCACAGCATGCTTCAGATATGGCAAAGTATAATGCCTTGGCGCTTCCTGTACTTGATGCTTTCAAATGGTACAACTACAAAGAGATAATTGAAAATAATGAGACAGAGGGCCATGAAAGCGACACGGTAAAGAAATCCATGGAAAAGGCATACGGGGAAGCTGCAAAGAAATACTTCATACAGTTTATGCGGGACATTAACGGTTCACAGAGCGCAGGAGTAGGCGACGAGTGGGCAAAGTCATGGATGGGAAGGTATAAGGCAGCCGCAGTGGCCGGCAACCTGAGAGTGGTTGCGTTACAGCCATTATCCTACGTAAGAGCGCTTAATGTAATGGACGCGAAGTATTTGACGAATGCAATATTTAAGAAGTCTGCAGCTGAAAAAGCGATGAAGTATTCTGGTATTGCTGTTTGGAAGTCCATGGGCTTTTATGACACGAATATCTCAAGAAGCGTGCAGTCGATGATTAAGCATGACACAACCTGGAAGGATGAGGCAATCGAAAAGTCCCTGGCATTGGCAGGAATGGCAGACCGGTATACCTGGGGTAAGCTCTGGAACGCATGCGAGGCGGAAATCAAAGATATCCGTCCGGAACTGCGCTACGGAAGCGAGGCGTTTAATCAGATTGTGGCAGAGCGTTTCGAGGAAGTAATTTATGCTACACAGGTGGTAGACTCTACTTTAACGAGAACACAGCTGATGAGAAGTAAGAGCGCGACTGCACAGATGCTGACCTCATTTATGTCGGAACCGATGGTATCCTACAACATGTTAATGGATTGCTACATGGACTGGCAGGCGGATGCAAGGAAAACAGACAAAAATACTGCATGGAAGAAAAACGGAAAGAAAATTCAAAGGGCAGTTGCGACATTTACAGTGTCTGCGGCACTGACAGCAGCGGTAGAAGGAATTATCGATGCATGGAGAGACGATGATGAAGATAAAGAGTTCGGAGAGAAGATGCTGGAGAATACAATTGAGAGCTTTGTAAACAATATCAATATCTTCTCATCGATTCCATTTGTAAGAGATGCAGTAACTGTTTTTCAAGGCTACAATGTTTCCAGAATGGATGTAGAAATATTTTCTAGTCTGAAGTATGCATTAAATGGAATTGAACGGGATATCGAAAAAGGACGTTTAAGTTGGAAGACTACATACAATAGCCTGAAAGCTCTGTCTCAAGCCACAAGCATGCCATTTAGCAACGTAGCAAGAGAGATTGTTGCAATATGGAATAATACCGTCGGAGAGATTTATCCGAGTCTTAAAATCAAATAATTTTGTGGCGGGGTTAGAAATAGCCCCGCCGTTTTAGTTATAGTGGTAATAGAAAAAACAAGAAAGGAGTCAACGGATGGACAAGGTTACATACAGAATAACGTTAGACACTCACAGAAGCGGAGTGCAGAAAACGCTGTACGGATTCTTTGCCGGAGATGTGCTTGCAAGAAAAATTGCAATTTCCCTCGTGGGCGGGAGCACACCGTGCAAATATGATGAAGTTACAGCTGCAGTGATGTATGTCACAAAGCCAAACGGAACCACAAGTTACAACGCCTGCGTCGTATCGGACAATACGATTTTTTACGATGTACTGCAAGCAGACACAGACACCGCCGGCATAGTTACCATGCAGTTTAAGGTAATGTCCGGGGAAACCGTGCTTTATGCACCGGAGTTTGCACTGGAAGTACAGGCATCGAAGAACAGCGACACGCCGGCGGAAGAAACACCAACGTATACGGCCCTGGAAGAAGCGCTGCTAAAGACAGAGACAGTTGCCGCAAACGAGCAGGGCAGAGTGGATGCCGAGAAAAAGCGAGCGGAAGAATACAGCGCAATGCGCCAAGAAATGCAGGAAATCATAGCAGAGGCAGATGCGCTTCTTACTGCAGGCGGCATCAGCGAAGAAAAAGCCCAGAGGCTAATCGACGAGGCGATCGAAAGCAAAGTCGATAAAGTGGACGGGCAGGGGCTTTCTACAAATGACTATTCCGACGCAGAAAAACAGCAGTTGGAGACCAACAAAACAGATATCGAAAATCTGAAGAATGGAACTACACCGGCAGGAGATGCCGAAAAGTTCGGAGGGGAACTTCCTGAGTTCTACGCAAAGAAGACAGAGGTTGAAAACATTATAAATGGAACTACCGAAGTCGGGAAGGCAAAAAAAGCTGATAGCGCCACGAGTTCAGAAAAACTAGGAGATAAAACCGCTGATGAATGGCAGGAGATTCTGGACAACAAAGCAGAAAAGACTCAAATTGACAACATCATCAACGGTACCACCATTGTCGGCAATGCTGCAAAGCTGACATTGACCGACACGGTAACAGGTATGGCATGTGAAGTATCAATCGAAGACGGCATTATCACATTAAGGGAGGCTTAACATGGGAGATGTTATTGTAAGAGTGGCCGACAAAGAAACATTGGACGAAATTCACGATTATTTACTGGACGCGAATCCGGTATATGGATTCATTGAGCATAACGATACACTGAGCCCGACGGCCAGGGTGGAGTATATCGGAGCAAACAAAAACTACACACCGTTGGCGCTGAACACAAGCACCGGCGCAATGTCCTTAAACAGCTGGGCAGAGTTCCCGGTTATCAAAGCAAACAAACCTTACATGGTAAAGGCAGATGGTACACCGGATTACATGCTTAACGAAGAGGATTACACATTAAAGGAAGATGGTACCGCATCCGACGTGGCAAACACAGCATATGCCGGCGGCGCATTCTCCTGGCTCCGAAAAGTGTACAAGAAAGAGTACATGGCGGGCGGCGACCGTGTGGTTATGTTCTGCATGGCACCAAAGGACGGATTCGAGCCGGTGGGCTTCAAGGACCCGAACGACAACGAGCTGGAGGGCGTATGGCTTCCGATGTTCTATGGCGCACTGGTAGAAGGAAAGCTGACAAGTTTTGCAGGACTGCAGCCGGAAATCAACCAGACCACAGCAGCACAGAAGACTGCAATCGATGCGTTTTCCAGCAGAGCCGCATTCCTGGGCGGCCCGATTATGGAGACCATCATTGACCTGTTAATCATGTTTGCAAAGACAACCAACCTGCAGGCAGCATACGGTATGGGAAATAGCTCCGGATATCAGGAAGTGTCGCCATATTACGGAGTAAAAGCAAATGCAGTAGTGGGCGGCGGACAGTTCTATGGTACCGCAGATGGCAAGACCTTAAACAAGATTTTCCACAGTATCGTTTTAGGAAGCTGCCAGCAGTACCAGAGAGACCCTTACGAACTGATTGTAAATGGCAGGGTAAAGGTAAGTACAAATTATAAGTACGACCTTACCGGCGAAAGCTATCAGGACACAGGCATTACAGCTGCGGATGCTGACGGCGGCGCGTGGAAATACCCACACAAATACAGAACGGTACCGGGATACGGTTCTATTCCGGTAGCACCTTACAATGGCAGCTCTGCCACAGGAGGATGTGACGGGTTATATATCAATCCGGCGCAGTCCACAATTGTGGCCGTCTGCCTTCGGTTCTGCGATTGCAGCGGTGGCGCCATTGC